GCAATATTACAACGCCCAAGGTAACACAAACGTAGCCGCTGGTTATGTTGGGATGGCTTACGGCTATGTGAATTTGCAGCCGCAAAATATCACTGTTGCCGCCGCAAACTTTCCCGCAGGGACAGGCTCTAATATTCTGACTGCCGGGGCCATTTACATTGTCCCCGGAAGATGGACTCCGGCAGGGCTTACAAGCGGCGGGACCAGCGCGGCGGTTTCCGTATCCATCAACGCGAATGAGTTGGTCACTTACTCCTGCTACAACTCTACCGACAGTTCTGCCCAAAACATCACGCAGTCGGCTGGCACTTTGATCGCAAGTTGCAAACAAAACTGGTATGATGGCTGTCAGCATGGGCTGGTTTACCGAACAACCGCTGGACTTGTCACTATGACACCAACTGGCACGGCAACAGGCTGTCGCATACAAGCTGTAAGATGGACCTTCGGATAACCCCGCAGACAGACCCGAGCACCTAGTCTCAAGCGTAAAAATGCGGTACGCTTACCCAACATGACCCAGTAAAGGAGGGACATAATGTTTGGTTTTAGTCCCTTCTCCGCAGCGCCCTTTTCTGGCCTAACTGAAACAGCGGACATAGTTGTTGGGGTCGTCGGCGTTTCTGCATCGGGCAGCGTTGGTTCCGTTGTTGCGCCCGCCGCTGTCATCCTTACGGGCGTATCGGCCACCGGTGCCGTCGGTGACGTCGCTGTCACTGGTTCTGCGCTGGTACTCGTTACGGGTCTCTCTGCCTCGGCAAGTGTTGGCACTGTTTCCGTGCAAGCAAACGCCGACGTCGCTGTATCTGGCCTATCCGCCACAGGTGCTGTTGGAAATGTCAGCATTACGGCCTCAGCCCTTGTGCAACCCACAGGTCTTTCCGCCACAGGCGCTGTTGGTACTGTTACCACTACGGCCTCGGCCCTTGTCCTTCCGACAGGTCTTTCCGCCACAGGCGATGTGGGCTCGGTTAGCGTAACAGCTTCGGCCCTTGTGCAGCCAACAGGTGTTTCCGCCACAGGCGCGGTAGGCACGGTCACAGTACAGGCCAATGCTGTCGTTGCCGTCTCCGGCGTCTCCGCTTCCGGCGCTGTTGGTTCCGTAACGGTTACGGGCTCGGCTGTCGTTATTCCTCTGGGTGTCAGCGCCATCGGTCGTGTTGGACAGGCGACAGTATGGGGCAATATCGTACCCAACCCCGGCACCGATTGGGACCCCCTTAACCCGGCCCCGCCCACTTCTTGGAACGCGATTTCCCCCGCTGCAGGTTCGGCGTGGACGGAGGTCGATCCAGATGCTATAAATACGTGGACAGAGGTGGAACCGGCACCGCCGACCATCTGGACAACAATCGCGGCGTGAGGATGACCTATGCCCAGTACGTACACTACTAACCTCGGAATTGAACTTCCAGCCGATGGCGAACAGGACGGCGTCTGGGGCGATGTCGTTAACGACAACATGAACATCGTCGACCGTGCCATTAACGGGTCGTTGATTTTATCCCTGAGCGGCACAACCTCAACGCTGACTACGTCAGACGGCACGCTATCCAACGGGCAGTATAAGGCGCTGATTCTAGGCGGTACCCCAAGCGGCACCCACACAATCACCATCGCGCCCAACGACGCCCAGAAGATTTACTTTGTGTACAACCTGTCCGGTCAGTCTGTTGTCTTCTACCAAGGCTCTGGGACCACTGTGACCATCGCCACGGGCGACACTGCAATCATCTACTCGGATGGTGGCGGCTCCGCAGCCGGTGTCGTAAATCTGACCGACCACTTCGCCATGAACTCGGTAAAGATTACTGGGGGTACTATTACTGGGATCACTGATCTTGCCGTTGCCGATGGCGGTACGGGGGCATCAACTGCCGCAAACGCTTTGATAAACTTAGGACTGACTGCCACGGCGGCAGAACTTAACTATACCGACGGTGTCACATCCGCCATTCAAACGCAGCTCAATAACAAGCAACCCTTGGACGCTGAACTTACCGCCATTGCCGCCCTTGCTGTGACCGACAGCAACTTCATCGTTGGCAACGGGACGACGTGGGTCGCTGAAAGCGGGGCGACTGCGAGGACCTCTCTGGGTCTTGGAAGCATCGCCACGCAGGATTCTTCGGCGGTTGCAATCACCGGTGGGACCATCACGGGGATCACTGATCTTGCCATTGCCGACGGCGGCACGGGGGCATCAACCGCAAGTCAAGCACTTATCAACCTAGGTTTAACCGCCACTGCTACGGAGATTAACTACACTGATGGTGTAACCTCTGCCATCCAAACGCAGCTGGACGCTAAGCAAGCTACCATCACAGGCGCCGCCACAACGGTCACTTCAAGCGACCTGACGGCATCCCGCGCTGCTGTGTCGAACGCATCAGGTAAGATCGACGTGTCGGCAGTGACGACCACCGAACTTGGCTACGTTTCTGGCGTGACCAGCGCCATCCAGACACAGATGAATACCAAGGCTCCGTCGGCGAGTCCGACACTGACCACACCAACTCTTAGCAGCCCGACCACGACGGGGACTGTCACGGTCAATGGCGGCTCTGCAAGTTGGACTATCGTCGCAAGCGGCACAAACTTGACATTCTCCTACGGCGGGGTGGCTAAATTTAGAATGACTAGTGCTGGCGCACTTGTCACCGCTGGCGATATCACGGCATTTGGAGCACCGTAATGGGATTTCCGTTTAGCGGTAATGGAGCACCACTATCGTTCTCTGAACTCCAAACTGAGTTTGGTGGGTCAAATCCCATCAGCATGTCTGAGTACTATCGCAACGGCGCATACGTCACGGACAACAACGTAGACGTGCCTACATCCGGGGTTCTGGCGTTTAGCGACTTCTACGGCGCGTCCAAGAAGTTTGTCGTCACAATATCCGCCAATACCACAAACGCAGACGCCGCCACCCTTCTAACCGCCGCGGGCTGGAATACGGAAAGCTTCTTCCAGATAACCATTAACGCTGGCGTAACAGCCTACGCTACGTCTACCGCCAATGGGGGTCTCACCATAAGCGGCTCCTACCCCTATGGGTTCGCCGTTGTTAATAGCGGCGTAATTATGGGTATGGGCGGACAAGGCGGAAGTGACTCGTCTCTTGCCGGAGGAAACGGTGGCCCTGCCCTAAAGATTGTTAACTCGTATACAACTGCGCAGATGTCCGTCACCAACAACTCTGGAGCAGTTATTGCAGGTGGCGGCGGTGGCGGTGGCGCACAAAACAACGGTGAAATTAAAGGTGGCGGCGGTGGTGGCGCGGGCGGCGGTTCTGGCGGGTTAGCCAGACAACTTCGCGGTGGGTACTACCTTGGGTCTGCAGGGGCAGGTGGCGCTCTTGGAGCGGCTGGCGGCACGGGGACGGGAGATGGTAACTTGATTACCAGCGCATCCGGGGGTGGCGCGGGCGGTGGTGGCGGTGGCTATGACCTAGACGGTATTTCCGCCACACGCGATGGCGGATGCTGTGGCGCGGGTGGCGGTAGGATTCTTCCGGGAAGCGGCGGTGCTGGCGGTGGTGGTGGCAGTGGCTGCAATGGCGGGTCTGGCGGGTCTGGCGGAGCCGTCGGCGGTAATGGTCAACCTTCCGTGGCGGGCGGTCATGCGGGTGCTGGCGGCGGTGGTGGATGGGGCGCTACCGGAGGCACTGGCGGAGGCGATGCTGGCTCTGTTGCGGGCGGTGCTGGCGGCGCAACTGTTCAAAAGAACGGTAGCACTGTAACGGTCACAAACAGCGGTACTCTGTACGGCTCTGTTGCTGCGTAGGGGATAAGCATGGAACTTCTAGACATCATAAACGCCGTAATGCAGTGGGTGGTGGTGCCTGTCGCTGGCGGGTTGCTGATGATGTATCGCACACAGCAGAGCCACGCGACACAGATCGCGGTTCTGCAAGCGGTCCACGAGGCAAACAAAGAAGCGCATGACCGGGAGTTCAAGGAAGTGCGGGAAAGCTTTAAGCGCATCTTCGAGAAGCTGGACACTATTGAACTGGCTTTGCGCAAATGAAGTGGCTTCCACTCCTACTCCTAGCTGCGTGTGGTCCTATTGCAGTTACATCAATAGCCTACACCACAGCTTGCCCGGAAGGAGACGCGCAATGCGAAATTCGTCAAAACGCGCAGACCCTTTACTACATGGGCCAGTTCGACGCTGGGGACGCCTTGATGTGTGGCGGCGATCCTGCTGTGCGGTCATCGCTTGGGGATGTCTGCTCGTCTTACTAAGCCCTGCCGCAGCGCAAGTCACGGGCGACCTGAACACCAACAGTGGCAACACCAACTCCACTGTTGGCAGCAACAACCCCACCAGCAACGAAACTACAAACTACAACGGTGCCGGGGCTGCGCCATTCAGCCAGCCTGTTCCGACCGCTGCAGCGCCGACAGTCATGGGTGGCGGCGGCAATGATTCCTGCCTGATCCCAATCCAACAAGCCTTCCAGATCAGCATCTTTGGCAAAGCCGAAGGTAAAATGATCCAAGACCCCGAGTGCAATCGTAGGAAAGACAGTCGCCTTCTTGGCACACCGCAGGACACGGGCGGGCTCGGGCTGCAGGTTAGCGGCATATCCCTGATGTGCAACAATGCCGCCGTCTTCAAGGCAATGGCTTTGGCGTCAACGCCCTGCCCCATTTACTCGATAACTGCCGGAAAGCTGATGGTTGGTCGAGAAGCCTACGTTGCTATGCGTAGTCAACCCTCCATTTATGTGGTAGGATACACCGACGACCAGATTTTCTGGGACGAGTTTTTGCTGATGGGAGAGGAACTGCCCGATGTCGAAATCAACCAAGATACTGGCCCTAGCCTTTCTGAGCGCTTCCGCCGCAACACAGGCGCTGGCGGATCAGACGATGCCGAATCTAAACCAAGCGGCGGAAACGATTCTGGGGCAAATTAGCGCATCCCAGATTCTAATGGCGGGGGCAACCCAAGCCGCTGCAACAGGCGACGTCTTGAACCCGGGCGTCATGCAGACCGCCGCCATCAGCGACCAGATGCAAGCAGACTATAACAATGCTATCCAAGCAGTGATCGACGCCAACTACTACGGCGCTCGAGAACTTTTGTTGGATCAGCACGATCAGGCTATGCAGAACCTAAGCACTTCCGTGGACGACCTTGTCGATGCCACGCTGGTGCTGGCGACGGCATCCACCGTGGCGCAAATGGCGGAAGCCGCCGACACCGTGCCAGAGCAGCAAGCCCTGCAGGCTATGTTGGAAAACTCCCCTGAGATGGCAATCTCGGATGCGGAGCAGGGGGACTACAACACCGCGCTTGCAGCAGTGCAGCAATACGCCCGCGAGGCTGGCGCGTTCCTTGCTGCCGCCAACAACACCACCCTGACATCGACAGTTGATGCCTATGCCGCCAATGCAAACGTCAACCTGTACGGCGGCTATGCGGCCTACAGCGCCACGGCGGACATCATCAACATCGGCGCGGGCAACGCCTTCGGTCTTGGTTTTCAGGGGTTTCTTGCCAGCAACGGTGTGAGCGCTGCTGACATCTATAGCGCAGGGTATGGATCGTGAGCGAAGAAGACAGTGGCACGACCCTTAAGGTCGGTGGCTTTGACGTAAAGGGCTGGTACTTTGCCGTGGCCCTTCCTGTGCTGTCTGGCCTATCTGGCGGCATTTATTATGCCTATGACACCGTCAATCGGTTCTGGGCCGTCGAGGAGAGCGTCAACGCCATCACGGATATGGAAAGCCGGGTGCAGACGCTTGAACAGGCCATCCAAGACAACGATGTGCGCGGGCTTGCGCCAAAGCTGTCGTCAATCGGAACTCAAATGCAGACGATCTTGGAACAGCAGAAGGCGCTGCTTGACCTGCGTTCTTCGGTGGAAAAGTCTGATGCCGTCACGTCCGGCCTAAAAGATAAGCTGGACAAATACGACCGCGACATCGAAGACCTGTGGAAAGCGATGGACGACCTTTCGAAGAACCCGATCCAATGAGGAAACACATGACAGAAAAAATCCTGTGGCTCTTGTTTGCCCTAGCCGTAGCTGGGGTGTTTTGGGTATCGCAAGATGGGTTTTACCGTTACCCCTGCCAAGACCCAAAGAAGTGGGGACTGCCCGAGTGCCAGCCGCCAATCTGCACGGCGACGAAACAATGTCCTGAAGACCTGTTAGGAGATCAAAATGGCTAAGGAAGACGCCAGCCTGTTGGAAGCAAAACTTCGCTACTTTATCGGAATCGCCCTGACCATCATCTTGGGCGGGACGATTTTTGTGATCCTGTACAGCTTGGTCTTTGTGACCCAGCCCATGGGTGCATCCAGCGAAAACGACCGCAAGTTCTTTGAACTCTTGACCCCCATCGCCTCGTTCATCGTCGGGGCATTGGGCGGCGTTCTCGCGGCAAGCAACAACAAGGCTCAGAAGGAAGAGGAGACTGAAGAATGATTGGCAAACTCGTAGGCGCTTTGATTGGGCGCAAGGTCAAAGAGAAGATGGTCGACGCAGTGCTGGATAAGGTCGATCTGCCTGACCCAGTGGAAGACGCCATTAAGATTGCCGCCACTGGCAACGCCGGGGATTTGCTTGCCAATATCGCGGGCAAGGCCGGGGCGGATCAAGATTCGATCATAGGGGCAGTTGTCAAAAAGGCAGGGAAAAAGAAATGACACTGACCAAAGACCACATCATCCACATTCTGCACGGCAATGCTGACGCCGCCGCTTGGGCCGACGCCGCGCTGGAAATCCTGCCCAAATACGAAATCAACACGCCGAACCGCATTGCTGGCTTCTTTGCCCAGTGCGGCCACGAGTCCATGAACTTCACGGCCTTGTCAGAGAACCTGAACTACCGCGCTGAAACCTTGGAAAAGTTGTTCTCAAAATACTTCTCGAAGGCAGGGCGTAACGCTGCCGACTATGCCAAACAGCCTGAGAAAATTGCCAACGTCATCTATGCTAACCGCATGGGTAATGGTGACACTGCGTCTGGGGAGGCCTATCTGTTCCGTGGGCGTGGTGTTATCCAATTGACGGGCAAGGACAATTACAGTGCCTTTGCGTCATCTATCAAGATGAGTCTTCCAGATGTGATCGACTATGTGCAGACGAAAAAGGGCGCTTTGGAAAGCGCTTGCTGGTATTGGAACAGCCGAAAGATCAACATCGCCTGCGACGAGGGCGACATTGTAAAGATGACCAAGCTAGTGAATGGGGGGTCCATTGGCCTAGATGATCGGCGCAAGCATTTTGAGCAGGCTTTGGCTGTCTTGGGCGGTGCTGTCCCTGCCCCCATCACCACTGCTGCAGCCATCCCCGGTGTCTTAAAAAAGGGTTCTACGGGCGAAGCCGTCAAGCGGATGCAGGCTGAACTTGGTCTTGAAGACGATGGCGTGTTTGGTCCGGGGACTGAAGCTGCTGTGAAGAAATGGCAAGCGGCAAATGGTCTTGCAGCTGATGGCATCGTTGGCCCAAAGACATTGGCTAAACTTCTCGGGTGATGTAATATCTCCACCAACAGGAGACCACCATGACGCTTACAAAGCTTGTATTCCGGCCCGGTATCAATCGCGAGACCACTGCCTACGCCAACGAGGGCGGCTGGTGGGATGGTAATCTTGTGCGTTTTCGAGCCGGAAAGCCTGAAAGTATCGGCGGATGGACCCGCTACACACGGACCCAGATGCTTGGCACTGGGCGATCCTTGCTTACGTGGACTGCGTTGGACGGCACCATCTACACTGGAATGGGCACCAACCTAAAATACTACGTCATTCGTGGTGGCGGGCTGAACGACATCACCCCAATTAGGGAAACTACAACGGCGGGCGCAGTCACCTTCGCTGCGACTAACGGTTCCGCGGTGATCACGGTGACTGACACCAGCAATGGGGTTTACCTAAACGACTTCGTAACATTCTCCGGTGCCGTTAGTCTCGGCGGCAACATTACAGCAGCGATTCTGAACGCAGAGCACCAAGTAACACAGGTTGTTAATGCCAATACTTACCGAATCACAGTCAGCGTGGCCGCTAACGCATCCGACAGTGGCAACGGTGGCGCCTCGGTAATCGGCGCGTACCAAATCAATACGGGTCTCGACACCTCTGTGTTTGGTACCGGCTGGGGTACGGGCGTGTGGTCGCGCGGGACTTGGGGCTCTGGAGCGACCACTACCATTCCGGGGGCTCAACTTCGCGTATGGTCGCAGGATAACTACGGCGAAAACCTCCTGATTTGTGTACAGGACGGTGGTATTTACTATTGGGATAAAAGTGGGGGCCTTACCGCACGGGCCGTTGCGCTTGAAGACTTGGCAGGGGCCCAAGCAGCGCCGACTATCGCTAAAATCGTGATCGTATCGGAACGTGATCGGCATGTGGTTGCTTTCGGCTGCGATCCAGAAGCAGACCCGGGCGTGCAGGACCCACTCGTCATTCGCTTTTCGGATCAAGAAAACCCAGCAGAGTGGCGTACACTGCCAACAACCACGGCGGGGGAACTGCGTATCGGCACCGGTTCTGAGATCATCGGCGCTATCCAGACCAAGCAGCAGATCATTGTGTTTACCGACGTGTCCGTCCATGCCATGCAGTATATCGGCGACCCCTTCACGTTCGGTCTCCAAGAGGTGTCGTCCTCCGTGTCTATCATCAGCCCCAATGCAATGGCGGCTGTGGGCGATACTGTTTTCTGGATGGGCAAGAGCGATTTCTACGCATACGACGGCGCCGTTGTGCAAATCCCCTGTGACGTCAGGGAATACGTATTTTCAGGGTTAAACATCCAGCAGCAACTCAAGGTCTACGCAGGGCACTCTAGCTCCTTCTCTGAGGTGTGGTGGTTCTACCCCAGCGCGAATAGCCAAGAGAACGACAGCTATGTGGTGTACAACTATGAGCAGAAGATATGGTACTACGGCACCATGGCGCGTACCGCTTGGCAGGATCGAAATGTTCTATCGTTCCCCACTGCCATATCCCCCGACGGGTATGTCTATTATCACGAGAACGGCCTTAATGACGGTAGCGTCAACCCCCCGGTGGCACTGACGCCGTACATCGAGTCGAGCGTTATAGACATGGGCGACGGGGACCAGTTCATGTTCGCAACGCGCATCATTCCTGACCTGACGTTCCGTAATTCTACCAACGCAGCGCCTACCGCTACTATGACGCTTAAGGCTAGGAACTTCCCCGGCGGTGCCTACTTTGCGTCGGACGTGGACCCTGTGACCAAGACGGCATCACTTCCCGTAGAGCAGTTCACCAACGAGCTCTATGTTCGGCTTCGTGGGCGGTCTATGTCTATAAAGATCGAGTCGAACCAAACCGATACCGCTTGGCGCTTGGGCGACCCGCGCCTTGATTTTAGAACAGACGGGAGGAAGTAATGCCCAGCAGTTCACCGGCACCGTTCTTCCCGACACCCCCGGGGGAATACAATCGCCAGTATATGGCGCAGCTCGTCCGTGCCTTCTCGGTGTTCGTCCAGCAAGCCAATAACCCGGGCGACGCTATTTTCACCAGTCTTAAGCTGACCGCACTGCCTATCTATGCCAACAACGCTGCCGCTATCGCCGGAGGACTTATCGCCAATGACGTATACAAGACGTCGACAGGCGAGCTTCGGATTGTCGTGTAGCGTAGTATCTGCTAAGTTGTGTCAAACTCGCTAGAGGAACCGCCATGCTTCCGATGATCTTGGGCTTTCTTGGGTCCGCTTTTGCCCCCGCCATCGCGGGTGCTACCGGTATTGCCGCCCTCGCCAGCCCGCTTCTTGCAGGGGCCATAGGTCAGGGGGTCGGTACGGCCATAGAACGAAAAGACCTCGGTGCCGGACTTATGGCGGGGCTAGGGTCTTTTGCAGGTGGCAAGCTCCTTGGTGGACTCATGGGGGGCACGGCAGGCGGGGCGCTACAGCAACCTCTTCCGGGGCAAAGCACCGTTGGTGTTGGGGCTAACGCCATGACGATGGGTACGCCGCTTAATGCTGCAGACGCTGTCCGCGGTATTAATTCTTTAGCGCCAGCAGCTAAGCCCGGACTGTTCGGGTCGGGTGCCCTTGGCACGGGTTTGCGGGGCGGCATGGACTTCATGAGCTCCGCTCAGGGTATTGGGTCTCAGATCGGCGGTGCATTGGCTACGCCCCCACCCAAGGTTGGTACTAATGCTACGACCCCCACAGAAGCTGGCGTAGAAATGAAGCCGATTCCACGGCAACAAAGAACGCCGCCCGCGGGGTATCGCCCCGGCGTCGACCCAGAGTTTGACTACGGCTTAGGTACGCCTTATTCCTACGAGGACATTCTGGCCTATCGCGACAATGGTACGCTGCCCTATGCCAAAGGTGGCGAGGTAGCAAAACCTAACGAGAAGACCGAAATCGTCGAGGCCATCGCTGCCATCAAAGGTCAGCACCCACAGCCAGAAATCGCGCTTGGTAAATTCTTGGCCAAGTACGGCAAGGCGGCGCTGCGCGATCTTGTAGACTCCGTGAAGTCCGGTGAGTTCGACGATACCCGTGAACGTTTTGCCAACGGGGAAAAGGGCGCGGTTCGCGGCCCCGGCGACGGTTCCGGCGTAGACGACAAAGTGCCGGCCACGATTGACGGCGAGCAAGACGTGCTTCTTGCCGATGGCGAGTTCGTGCTCCGTAAGGACGCCACCGACGCGCTAGAGAAAAAGTTTGGCGGTGGGTTCCTATCTGCTGTAAACTCCGCGGGTAAGAAGGCGCCAGAGGTGCTGAAACAGAAAGCGGCGGCATGAAGGATGTTGTGACCAGCCTAGTCTATACTCCAGTCCCGAAGGCTTTCGTTGAGGCCATCTGGGATGACGTAATCCGCGTGCTTAAACCTGCTGTGGATACGACACGTGGAAAGTACGACATAGACGGTCTATACGAAGGCATCATGGCCGACGTGTACGTGCTTTGGGTTGTTCTCGACGGTGACGATATTGTTGCAGCTGTGACAAGCCGGATCGTGCGCTATTCGGATACCCAGTGTGGTATGGCTCTCGATTGGATCGGTGGGGCACGCATGGCAGAGTGGCTACCGCAGGCGCAACGTGTTATGAGTAAGTATGCGAAAGACAACCGGTGCACGCACCTCGAAGGGTTTGGTCGCAAGGCTTGGGGAAGATGGCTGGCTAAGTACGGGTGGAAACCCGAGTACATTGCCTACAGAATGGAGTTGAGCGATGGGTAAGGGCAGCAGCGCGCCGACTAACCAGACAGTTACGCAGACGAACATCCCTGAGGAGTTCATGCCGTACTTTGAACGGCTGATGGGGCGTGTCGAAGAGCAAAGCCTGCAGCCATATGAGGCGTATGGCGGGTCCCGCCTAGCGACGTCTGACCAATTTGCCGATATCGGCGCGTCGCGCGATGCGGTCCGTAACCTTACCGCTGCCGGTACCCCAGTGCTTACTGAAGCGCAGGGGATGGCACGCGATGTTGCACAGGGCGCAGCTGGGCTTGCTTCTATGCAGCAGCCATATCAGTTCTCGCAGTACGGTGGCTTTCAAGCTGGGCAAGCGCAACCATTCGCTAATTTTCAAGCTACACAGGGCACGCCGTTTGCTGGGTTTCAGGCTACGCAGGCGCAACCATTCGCTGACTTCTCCGAGGCAGGATATCAACAATTCGATTTCGGCCCGGCTGGCGAGTTTAGCGCGGAAAATATCTCGAAGTACATGAACCCCTACGCACAGAACGTGGTCAATGTAGAGAAACAACAGGCGCAAGAAGACTACGACATCGCACGGCAGGGGCGCAACGCGCGCGCTATATCTGCTGGGGCTTTCGGTGGTTCCCGTGCAGCGGTGCAGGAGGGTCTTGCCGAACGAGACTTAATGAAGCGGCAGGGTGATATCCAAACCCGTGGGCTATCTACCGCCTACGGCGATGCTCAGCGCCTGTTTGAAGCAGACCGCGCGGCGCGGATGGAGACGGAGCGTGCGCAGGCTGGCGAAGCTGGTCGAGTGCAGGGCGGAGTTGCGGGAGAAGCTGCACGGGTTCAGGCCGCTCGAGCAGCGGAACTTGCAAGGACGCAAGGTATGTCGCAAGAAGAAGCGGCACGTGTACAACAGGCGCAAGCAGCGGAGCTGGCCCGTACTCAGGGCATCAGCGTAGACGAAGCCGCACGCATCCAAGCAGCGCAGGCGGCGGAACTTGCAAGGACGCAGGGTATCAACATCGGCGAGCAGGCCCGAGTTCAGGGCGCGCAGGCTGGAGAACTATCGCGAGTACAAGGCGCGCAGGCTGCTGAAAACCTTGCTGCTAACCAGTTCGGTCTGGATGCACTGAAACTTCAAGGACAACAGGCCGGTCAGCTTGCTGGGCTTAGTGAGCAAGAGCGCGCAGCGCAGATTCAGAATGCCCAGTTGCTAGAAGGCATTGGCAAAGCGCAACAAGGCGAAACACAAGCGGGGCTCGACATTGGGTACCAAGATTACCTGCGCCAGCAAGGTTATCCAGAGGAGCAGCTAGGGTTCTACTCGGACATACTGCGCGGACTTCCTGTTGCAGATGCGGGTACCACCACGCAGCAGGGTTATCAGTCTTACAACCCGCTCCAGCAGGCGCTTGGTGCCGGACTCTCTGGCCTGTCTCTGTATAAGGCGTTCTCATAATGAATATCGTCCAACTCCAAGACCAGCTAAAAAACTTTTCGCAGGACCAGCTCGTGCGGGAAATGCAGGCACCGTCGGGTAACGCTCCGCAGTTCCTCGTTCTTGGGGAAATCATGCGCCGCAAACGCATGCAGGACGACTTCACTGCACAAAATGCAAAAGATGAAGGGGGCACGGTGGCTGAAGAGGCTATTGCAGCTGCAGGCGTCCCGCAGGGTGGCATCGCCGATATGGCCCGGGCCCTAGCCCCAAGCACTGATATGACGCAGAATACCGGTGTGCAGGCTATGTATGCTGGTGGGTTCGTAAAGAAGATGGCTGAAGGGGGTGGGACTTCCACCGCTAAGCGCTATACGCCGCGCGACGAAAGGGTACTAGCGGACGCTGCCTTGATTGCCATGGCAAACCGTGCGGGTATGACCGTCAGCGAATATCTCCGTGCGATGTCCCCAGAAGAACGTAACCTTGTGGAAGCACAATCGGCGGCACGGGCTACGCGTGATCGTATGCAGGCCCTAGAACCTGCGACTGCCACTTATAGTAGCATCACCGCTGTTAACCCTTCCTACAAAGAGCAGCTTACGTCTGTGTTCCCACCTGACCCGGAGCCTGTTCGTAATCGCCCAGATTTTGAAGACTACGGGCGTGAGGGCGCGCCGACCTACCAAGAACGGGGTTACGCCGCGCGGTTGCCTTCGTTCGATGCTATGCTTACCCCTAACTTCGAAGAAACAGGCCGTGAGCCGGAACCCGGCTTCTTCACCCGTGAGCGCGTGCGCAGGGCCACATCTCCGTCCTTGGACGAGCTGGTTACGCAAAACAGGATGGCTAGCATGGAGGGCGTTAACGCCGTGCGCCCTGAGTATATTCCCGGTGGGCCAGTTCGCCGTGATGTAGGTACAGGCCCCAGCTTTGAGGCTATAGGCCGTGGGGGTGACGCATCTCTTATGGACCAAGCATATGCAGATAGCGCAAAGAACACGACATATTACACGCCGAATGAAACCTCGTTTGAAAAGATGGGGCGTCATGGGAGGGGTAGCACCCCGCAGTGGGTACAAGATTTGCAAGATGGTCCAAAAGCTGTCAGCCGTTCTGGCCTTCCTATTACAGGGGGTGGGTATGATCCGTTAAGCTCTCCTGGAACTACCCTTGATACTTTCTTCACCGCTCTCGGCGGCGCTACCAACGAAGATATGGCAAAGCGTGCCGCAGCGCTAGCAGCGGCGGAAGCCGCCAAAGCCGCACCTGAAAAAGCTGCAGCGCAAGACAAGGCCGCAGATACCAAACTTGCAGGGCTTGCCGCAGCTAAGACCGCTGCTGACGAAGCGACCGCCGCTGCGGGCACTGGGGAAACCGGTGGAGCTGGCGGTGGTGGTGGTGGCGGTGGTGGGGCGGGCGGTGCCGGTGGCATGTCCTCCTATGAGCAAGAGCTCATGAACGCGCTGCAGAAGCGCGAGAAGGCGGCAGAACAGGACAAGTGGCTGGCTCTGGCCCAAGTCGGTTTGAACCTCATGTCGTCCACGCAGCCGACGCTTGGCGGCGCTATCGGCGAAGCTGGTCTTAAGGGTGTCGAAGCAGCGCGCGGCGCGCGGGATCAGTATGATAAGGACCGGATCGAGCTCCTTGGCGCCCTAGAACAATCACGCATGGCACGGGCCGCGGCAGCGGCTAAATCCGCACAGGGCGCACGGGGTAAAGACTTGCCTGTCGGTGCTCTTGATATGTACGATGCAGACATCGAGGCTATCAATCTGGCACTCACCGACACTATAAACCCGCCTAGCCCCGACCAGAAACTGCAGCTTGTGGCCCAGCGCGATGCGCTTCTGGCGGAAAAAACCGCGGTTCGGAACGCCTATAAGTCCCAATACGGTATTGGTTCTGCGGGGGCTTCTCCCGCGGCCTCGTCAGGGGTATACTCTATGGACGACGTATCCCAATAACCATCACTAGCGAGGCGTAGCATGGCCGAAATCGTTGTCCCCGGCCCTATCAGTGGGCGTAGCTACGGGTTCAAGATCAAAGGCGATGCGCCGACTGTTGATGAACAGACCCGCATCGACGGAATCTTGCGTCAGCGGGAAACAGACTTTCAGCAAGAGTACGCCGCAAAATTCGGCGCGCCCGTTGAAACCGGTGAAGGCGAAGGCGTACTTAACTACCTCGGGGAAATCCCCAAGGGTATCGCGCGCGGTGCCGTCGGTATGTTTGAGTCCGCCCTGCTTGGCGGCGCAGCTGCCCTGCCAGAACAATACGAAGCCCCAACACGCGAAGGTATTCGCAGCGTCGCCTATGGTCTCAAGCCGCAGACTGACATGGGCATGGAGAACACGGTTGGAGGTACTCTCGGTGAAGCCCTTGGGTCTTTTGGCGCGCTGGGCATAACGGCCCTTTTGCCCGGGGGTCTGTATGCTGCACCGGCGCTCGCTATTGGTGCTGGTTCTGGTGAAGCATCTGAACGCGCCCGTGCTGCAGGTGCGACCGAGGAAGAACGCGGTACCGCCGCGCTGCTTGGTGCCCCTGTCGGCGCACTGGAACTCCTGCCGATCAAGTTCATTAAGGTTCTCGGTAAGCCCGCTACGGGCACGATCATGAACCGTCTGACCCGTGCCGCTGCCGAAGGTGGCGTTGAAGGCGCACAGGAAGCCGCTACCACCATTGCACAGAACCTGATCGAGCAGGGCATCTATAACCCGGACAAGGGTACGTTCTCGGATACCGGTGAAGCTCTTGGCTACGGTGCCGGCACCGGTGCACTTGTGCAGGGGCTGCTTGACCTTCTGCCGGGCCGCAGCCGGACTGCGCCTACCCCTCCGCCGCAGGAAGAAGTCCCCGTCGCTCCAACTCTTGCCCTCCCTGCGCCTACCCAAGTCGCTGGCGCTCTACCGGCGCCGGGCACGCTTGATCCTTTGTCTGCCGCACAGACACCTGACGTTGTTGTAACGCCCCCGCCCCCCGGCGCTGTGCGCGGTTCGGCTACGTCTAATATCCCTTCGCTTTCCCCCGATGCCGCCGCAACCGCACGCTCTATCGGTAGTGATGCGCAGATGCTCAGTGCGGTCGAAGCTATTGAAGCTGCGGGTAAAGCGACGACAAAGGTTTTGCAGGATGCGCTCGGGCTCAGCTACTCCGCAGCCAATGGTTTGATGCGCAAGCTGGAAGGCGCTGGGGCTGTATCCAAATACCAAAATGGCAAAGAGCGCGTCCTGACGCTGCCATTTAAGGTTTCCGCAATCCGCCAAGCACAGGCACCTGCAGCTCCGGCGGAAGCTCCGGTCGAGCCTACTGTCAAGACCGAGCCCACCACTGTGCCGAAAGCTACGGTTACAGAGGCCGCTAAAGTAGAGGTGCCGAGCGTAAACGAGGCTGTTGCAAAAGCCGCGGTTGTCCCAGACGAACCGCCGGCCCCCGTTGTTGTGCCGAAGCAAAAAGCGCGAAAAGCCGCAGCGGTCGATGCCGGCAAAGCCGCCCCCATGCAGGAGGTTGCAGATGTCCCCGAGATTGCGGCGGTTGAGCCGGGAGAAGTGGGAGCTGGCGTTCCAAGTGGTGGACAAAGCGTGGAAGGAGGCGGAGGGGCCGTTGACGTCGCTGCAAGCGCCGCCGGGATTGAAGCACCTGCAGGCGAAGGACTGGGAGGAAGTGTGTCGGACACTGTGGGTGCTGCAGCAGCAACAACAGCAGAGCCCAACGCACTGACAGCTCCGGCGTTTACCGGTTCGCCGACCGAATTGCAGGTACGTGACGCTGAAAAAGCGCTTGCGCCAATGCAGGCAGTTCGTGAAGTCGCGGCCAATTCGGCTGCGCAAAGTGAACTTGATGCCGCATGGACGGCGCGGGTAGCAGATAAGCCGGAACTGGCTTCACTCATCGAAGAATACTCGGTCCCCGACGCACTGGTTCTGGACGACCCGACGACGTCGGAAGATAAGCGCAAGGTGCTGGACCTGTTTCAGCCCGGCGCCGTTAAGAAAGGCAAGGCCGGCATGGCCCCTGCCGAGAATGCACAGATGTACTTCTCGCGGTTCAAGCGCCCAATCGACGCGCTCGAGTTCATCGTTGCCGATGCCACGCTCAAGAATCAGCGGTTCAAGGGTGAGAAAGCGCTCGAGGCCGAAACCGGTACACTACCGGCAGGTGACGAAACAATCAGCCCCGTGGAACGAGAGTTCTTTGATGGCATGACCGCGGAGCGCGCAAAGGAAGCGCTTAAGTGGGTCGAAACCAACATGTCCCCGCAGGCACAGGCCAAGGTGCGTGAACTGCAGCGCAAGTATAAGCAAGCGCAAGAAGCTAAGGTCCCTAATAAGGTGCTGTCGTCTGCGCCAAGCTCTACCGCTATCGGTGGGCGCGCCGCTAACGCAGAAGAACGTCAGGCCATGGAGCAGGAGCTGGCCGTGCAGGCGACCGAAGACGCCGCAAAAAAGGCAGAGTCGAAAGCACTAGCTGGTGCTGCACGCACACGGATGCAGGGGCTGGAGAACCTTCTTAGCGCCGTACAGGAGACGAAGGCACCGATACCAAAGCGCGCGCTGCCCAAGACAAAACTTACCGACGAAGACCAAATCGACCTCGTAACAGACAAAATCCTCGGGCTGCGGTTCAACCGCCCGCAGGAAGTTCTGGACCTTTACACCCCGCTGCACCCCGCGGTGATCAACGCGCTGCGTCGTGGTAATCTTACGCTGGCCCTGCGCGCCTTGCAGCTCCACGCGCCCAATGATCGGGTTAAACGCATCGCCCGTGCACTTGCCCCCTACGCCGAAGGCACCTCGGTGCGGCTTGTGGACGGCCTGCGCGACGAAGCCACCGAAGCTAACCTCAATGGGCAGTATCGGCGGATCGGCGGCACAAGCAAAATTCTGTTGGACTCCCTCTACGGCACGAACGTCATGACGTTGCTGCACGAGATGACGCATGCCGCCACCGCAAAAGAATTGCTGAATAAAGCGTCGCCGCTGCGCAAGCGTATGGAAAAAATCTTCGCCGACGTAGCGCCGAAGCTTGGTAAGCTAAACGGGCAGAAGAACCTGTTTGAGTTTGTCGCTGATGCTTTCTCCGACCCGCAGTTCCAGAGCGAACTGGCCCGCCTGTATCCCGATGGCAAGCCTATTTCAGCGCGCGGGCGGTTCCTGCACGAGGTGACGAACTTCGTGCGTCGGTTGCTTGGCATGCCCCTAAAAGCACTTGGCAGCGCGCTCGACGTCACTGACCAAATGGTCATGGAGATGCTGGACTCCCCGATCAGCGCAACACAGTTTTCCTCGCCGCAAGAGGAAGCGGTGCTACTCAATCGCGTTGCACAGGTCGACGGCTCCTTCCCGGGCCGCACCAAGGAGTTCGCCCAGCAGTTCGGCGACGACGCATCCAATGTGTTGGCCGGCGCTTCTTGGGGTGCAAAGCGCACCATTCTCGGCTTCCTAGGCATGCAGGCTCTTGGTGACGTATCCGCGCACTATAAGGTCGACGGCGCCTATGATCTCCAGAATGCTGTGCAGCAGATGGACGCGGCATCTATCAAGTCCGACCAAGAGGTAGACGGTGTTCTGCAGATCGCCCAGAAGTGGGTGAAGAACAACCCCAACCTTAAGTCGGTGTTCGACCGCGTCGTCACGCGCTCCACAGTCAACCAAGTTGACCCCTCCCTACCGCGCGCCAAGGCCATCAAAAAGTACGGCGCTGGTTCGGAAAAAATGGGCATGTACGATGCACTCCAGAAAGACTGGGCTGCCATTGGCAAAGACGGCCATGACCTATACAACAACATGCGCCAGCTGTATCGCACGCAATACGAGCGTCTGCGTGAAGCGCTTTCGGGCAAGATCGACTTCATCCTGTCGTCTAATCCTGCGCTGGCTGCAGAAGTCAAGAAGAGCATCTACACCAAGTTCTTCGACATGAACCGCCTTGAACCCTACTTCCCGCTGGCTCGCAAGGGCGACTACTGGCTGGAATACAGCGCGTTCGACCCCGAGACCGGCACCACGGAGCCGGTGAAAGAAGCATACGAAAGCCCCCGTGCACGTGACCGTGCCGCCAAAGAGCTTGAGGCTATGCCGGAAGTGTCCAAGGGGCAGGACGGCAAGCCGATCTACAACTACTACTCCACGCTCGACATAGTGCAGAAAGGGCGCACGCCCGACTCGCTGTTTGTGCGTGACACGCTGTCTATCATTCGGACTAACCTTGCCAACACCAACGTGGATGCGGCCACGGCGCAGAGCATTCAGCAGGAAATCACACGGCTGTTCGTCGACGCCCTGCCAGAAACGTCGTTTGCCAAGTCCCTGCAGCGTCGTAAGAACACCCGTGGCTACATGGAGGACTCCCTCGAAGCGCTCAAAACTAAGGGCTACAGCCTTGGGCGTCAGGGTGTGCGGTATGCCTACAGCAACAAGATCAGGGCTGTGTCCGACGCCATTCAGGATCAGGCGCGCAACACCAACGACCAGAACAAGGTCGCGGTGGTCGAAGAACTTGTGGCACGGGCCAACTTCGCCACCAATCCGCCCGCGGATATGTTCGAGCGCATGGTGCAGACTGTTAACCGCTCAGCCTTCACCTTCACTATCGGCCTGAACGTGTCGTCGGCGCTTGTGAACTTGTCGTCGGTTCCGGTTGTGCTGTATCCGTATCTGGCTGGACGCTACGGAAGCAAGTCGGCTGCCACTGCAATCGGCAATGCCTACAAGCTATTTATGAACAGCGGGCTGTCACGAGAGCTCGAGCTCCCTGCGCAGTTCCAAGGACAGAAGACGACCAAGGTGCGGTCGATGCCGTCTATCGACAACTACTTCGTCCTGAACAGCAACAACGAATACGTCCTGCGTGACGACATTGCACCGGAACTTCGTCCGATGCTGCAGGAGCTCGCTCCTCTCGTGGATGTCGCATCTAAGAACGGCCAGCTGAACCGCTCGATCTTCTACGATAGCATTGGCGCCGAAGATGTTGGGCGTGCACGGGGCTTCGGGGACCGCTTCGCGGCCATCTCTGGCGCTATGTTCCACCAAGTCGAACGGGCCAACCGGCAGGTCGCGCTCGTTGCGGCCTATAACCTAGAGCTCGCCCGTCTGCGTAACAAGCCTACGGAAGCTGAACGGGGGCTTACCGAAGCGCAGCGGCGCACCCGCGCTGCCGAGCGCGCTGTGTATCAGGCAACGGAAACCGGTGGTGGTTCCACGCTTGCGACTGCACCGCGCTGGGCCCAGAAGGGTATCGGACGCGTGGCCATGATGTTCAAGAACTACGGCCTGTCCATGTTCTACCTGCAGATGAAGCTGGCAAAGCAGCTGACGATAGGCAGCAATGACCCGGACTTCACACCAGAGGATCGTCGGGTTGCCTTCAAGCAGCTTGTCGGCCTGCAGCTTTCGTCCTTCGCGCTTGCCGGTATCGCAGGCATGCCGCTCTATGGGCTTGTGTCCACCGTGGCAGATGCGTTCCTTGGGGACGACGAAGAAGATGCAGACATGCTGACCCGCCGCTACCTTGGCGAAGGGCTCTACAAGGGCTTCCTGTCTGAAATCACTGGGCTCGACATCTCGTCGCGTATCGGTCTTACCGGACTTCTAATCCGCGAGAACCGCTATAACACCGACCCGTCTGCGGAAGAGACCCTTGTAGCCAACCTCGGCGGTCCCGCGTGGTCTACTGCCACGCAGCTTGGTCGCGGTGTGTCGGAGTTCTACAACGCCATGACCGGCGAAGAAGGCGATATGGTGCGCGGTATCGAGAACATGGTGCCGGCAGCGGTCCGCAACTTCATCAAGGCGGGAAGATATCTATCCGATGGCGCTTCCATCGAAACGCGCCGCAAGGACGTTATCACCGGTGATCTTGGGGCCAGCGACTTGCTCGGGCAGATGCTCGGGTTTACGCCGACGAAGGCCACGCTGCAGCAGGACATTAACCAGCTCAAGGTTAAGATCAGCAACGCGGTATCCAAGAAGCGTTCGGACCTGTCCAAGCTCTACTACATCGCCCTGCGTGAAGGTGACATCGAAGGGGCCCGCGAAGTTCTGGAAGACATCCGTGCGTTCAACGAGGATGTTAAGGGCCGGTTCCCTGATGCAGTGATCGACAACGAGTTCCTTAAGCGGTCCTTGAAGAGCCACCAACGCACATCGGAACAGATGTCCAGCGGTGTGTCGGTTAACCCTGCGGTGCAAGAAGGACTGGCTGACCTGCAGGCGATGTATAATAAGGGCGTGCAGCTCTTCTAAGAAAAAAGCCCCGGCGCGAAGCCGGGGCCAGTGTGGAGAACAACAGTAGGCGAGCTGGCGGCAGGCTCTTCTGTCAGGCACACAATATCATGTGGTTCTCCATATACGCAACCCCAATAGCTGGGCTTCAATTCGCTGCCTACACGTTAGGCGTATCCCTAACCTTCTCGCCACCTGTTGAACCTGCCGCTCGCAGCGTTCGGTGTCGATGCAGGGGACAAAGAGTGAGCCCCCCACGGGTATTTGTCGCCACGGCACGATGATGCGGACGCCATCGGGGTCTAGATCATTTACCTTCTTCGCCATTCGGATCGCCTAGGACAATCGGAATTTCAATGGTGTCGGCGACCGGCATCTGCAGTTTCGTGCCTTTGGTCAGGCGGACCTTCGACTTCTTGGCGTTATACTTGGTTTTGAGCTCAGCGATAACAGAGTTGTAGTTGACCTGCTGCTCGGCCAGCCATGCCTTAAACGGTGCCGGCAGAAGGAAAAGCACATGCAGGTCGGTCTCGTAACGCCCGACGATATCGGCGGTCCTAGGCTGCTGATCTGGCACCACAAGGTCGTCAATGCCGTTGTCGTTCCCCTTGCTGCGGCGGTCGACGGTGGACTTGATCTGCAGGATGCGGCCCAAATTCTGGTAGGTATAGGCGGTCACGAGGTCCATCGGGTCTAGGGACATATCGGCGCTGACCGCCTTGTTGCCCTTAAGGATGTTCTTGACGATGTAATCCCGCAGCGTGGGGATGTCGTAGTCCAAGAGTTCGAGGTGCTTACAGATCACTGCAGCGGCAAGTGATGTAGCGACGGCAGCGGACCAGAAGCGGTTTTCAGGGCCAAGGCCCGCGGCCTCGTCGATCTTGCGCTGCAGCGTCTCCACCAACAGTTTGGTTTCGGCGCGGTTGGCCATCACATACTGGACGAACAAGATACCTGCATGGCCGTAGTTGTTCTGTATCTGGGCGCTGAACGCGTCTGTCTGGCGCTTGTCGGCCTTCTCGGTGAAGAGCCGGCTTGTCTCGATCTCCAGCACCCGCTGGGCTTCTGCTTTCGGCATGGCCTTTGCCATGGCCACTTTGTCGATCAGGCTGCAGTTCCCAGATGAGATAAACAGCAGGTTCCAAGGATCACCGCGGTAGCGTTCGGTGTTGCCTGTCGAAGCCAAGCGGTTGCGCTGCTGCCCGCCGGTGATCTGGTAGATCATGTCGGAAGCGTCATGGGGCTTGATATTCGTGATCTCGTCCATGCAGACCGGTAGGCTGTGCATCACGTCGGCGCGGTTCATACGGGAGTTGTGGGTGTCCCGCTCCTGCAGGATAAGTTTACTGGGGTTGCCCCACGCCGAGAGCGCTGCAAACTGGGCGTGTGTCTTGCCGAAGCCGGAGTCCTTGGACCAGATGTGCAGCAGCGCCGCGTTGATAGGCAGGAACTTCATCAGCACCGAGCCGAAACCGACACAGGTGATGAACTGGTGCAGTTCGAAGCCGGGCCGGTTGTAGAAGTTGACCGCTTCGCGCCACCCGTCAAGGGTGCCCGCTGGTTCAAAGAACTCGATCATGCCGCGCGTTGCAGCTGACGGTGCGTTGAACTCGACGCGGTCTTCGTAGATGACCTTGTCCCCAAGGATGAAGCCTTTGAAGTCGGGTAGCCAGCCAAACTGGCGGTGGGCATTGTCTGCCTGCGTGGTGATCTGCAGGTCTTTAACCATGCTTTGCGTAAAGCTCATGATCGCATCCACTTCTTTGTTGATAGCTATGACGCCATTGGTGGCGAGTACTTTCCGAAACTCTTCTTTCGACGTAACGACGTATAGCGGCACCACGAAGGACCTAACCCCGTCCCTTGGTAGGTGGTGCCGCATCTCGATGATTTCACCCTGCTCGGGGTCATACAGGCGGCGCACGACATAGAGATCGTGGTGCCAGACAATCCGTTCGCTGACCTCACCCTCGTCGTCAATGATACGGATGAACACGCCGCCGTCTTTGCCGCGGAAGTAGGGGCTTGGGTATGTGGGGATTTCATAGACCCGTGGTGGTGCCTCTGGTTCTTCTGGGTCCGATACGGCAACGATGTTGTCCTCTGGCGTAGCTTCAGTGAACTGCTGTCCTAGGACGATTGGCGACTTGATCTTGTTCCAGTTGGGGCATCCTTGGCACCCGCCCGGGTTATACTCTTCGAAACGTGCACAGAGATACGGCCCCTTGATCAGGCTGGCTTTATATAGCGCTGCGTCTTCGTCGTATTCGGCGTGGCCCATAGACACCGACTTCACAGCCTTGGGCATATCGGTGCAGTGCTTGGCGATAGACAACGCCGCGCGCCACATGGGCTCCGCCAGTTCAGCCCTGTGCTCGA